CCCCGTATCAGAAAAGAAAATCATTATAAACGATAGGTTGGGTATTGTGTTGACATTACAACATCAACAAGCGTTTGTTACAAACCACGTATACCATTATTCTATATTGATGGATGCTAGAGTTTGGCAAAGAGTTAATTTCTTATTTAATAACGAGATAGAACAACGTAGAAAATCTTATGAGAATGTCATTCACTCTCAAATTAATTGTTCTTTAACGGATATTCTTAAGAAGATTTAAAACCAATCTTTGATTTTGTCTAACCAAGATTTTTCTTCAGGTTTAACGTAATTAGGCATTTTTTTTGAGATGTCTGGGTCAGAAATAACCCAACTTATCATACCTTTTCGGTTATTTGAAGTCATTTTATCGGCAGGCGTTGATAGGTACTTACCTTCAACGTTATGGAAAATCAGTGGATTACCATCTTTTATTGCTCCAACAAATCCGACATGGGTATTAAAAGTAAAAGGTTTTCCTGAAAATTTAAAGTTCCCATTTTGAAATAAATTATTTTCCAATGCTCTTTGACAGAATGCTTTACCCATATTTGAAGAGGTAGGATAGTAAATTCCTACTATATCACCTAACCTTAAGCTTGATAAAGGTACCGAACTACTGGATGGCATCATATCAGTTATTATTTCCTTTATTCTAGGATTTTTATGGTCTCTATGTAATCCCGTACTACTGTGAAAATCACATTCGATTTTAGTTATATTTTCTTGGTCAAAATCTAAGTGATTTACAGAACCATCAGTATACATATTATATTTTTGTTTACCACCACTATTAAGAAGTTCTTTTGCGGTAAACCAAGCTCCTTGACCTGCATATAATTGTTTGTCATATTGACTCAAACACTTTCTAACATACGCAGTGCATCCCTCAGTACTTGCACCTTGTCCAATAGTAGTTTCACTTGAAGGCGAGATTTTTGAACAAGTGTCTTTTGTAACTGCTATACAATCATAAGGTTCTTTTTGATTGTCTATTTTTAATTTATCTGTTGTCTTTGATGAATCTGTTTTAACTTTAACCAATTTAACATTAGGGTCTTTACAAGGACCTGAACCAACCAACGGGTCAACACCCAAAGATTTCGCAGTACAAGGTCCCACAGCACCATCATCTTTTAAACGATTTTTTCTTTGGAAAGTTTCTACCGCTTTTTTAGTCATATCACCATAATTACCATCCACACCATCTTTATTAGGGCCACTTTTACCTAAATTTATCCCATTATTTAACAACGCTTTTTGAATTGATTTAACTTTGTCTGAGTAACTTTCATTTAAAAGATTACTTTTATATCCGGCATTTTCATGCAAATTCAAAATTCTTTGTTTTTCAAGAACATCTACTATCAAATTTTTTTTCATATTGAGTGTAATATATTTATAAATATCATCATATTTTCATTTTGTTGTTATGATTTTAATATTTAACTTAGCCCTATAAACTAAATGTTATGAAAAGCACTATTCTATTCATCAGTTTCTTTTGGTCATTTTTATTTTCTGGTTCGGAAAATATTGACAAAACTAATTTGAAAACCGTGTCATATAAAGGACATTCGATGACGGTCATTACAATTGACCCTAAATCAATTGAATTTGGTGTGAAAAGACGTAATCAAGTTAATGATGACTTTTTTATGAATGCTAATTTTTTCAATAAATCGGGTAAAGAAATTGGTGAAGTAATTATTAATGGTAAAACAATAAATGAAAGAACCAAATCAGGTGGATTTTTTTATGTTAAAAATGGTAAACCTGGTATTAGTATAAATAGTCGACCTAAAAATGTCCAATTTTCAGTTCAAACAAACTACGTCGGTATTAATAATGGTGTTATTAATAAACGAATTGTTGATACAAAAGTTAATAGTCAAGGTGCTTGTAGGACTATCTTGGGTAAAAATAAAAAAGGTCAGATTATCTTAATTCATAGTGATAGAACATCATCAGTGTCAATGAGAGAAATCTCTGAATTTGCCATTACACAAGGAATGATTAATGGGATATTATTTGATGGAGGTAGTTCTGTTGATATCGGAATCAAAACTAATAAATTGAATTATTCTTTCAAATCCGTTCCAAGTTTTGCTAAACCATTTATGGGTATTGATGAACCACCGATATACATTGTAGGTAACGAAAAAAATAATTAACCTATTTGTTCGTTAATTATTTTTTTAACTAACCTAACTAAGTCAGATTCAGTTAATCTTACGGTTTTTTTCGTATCTTCGTTCTGTTTATTTTTCGGTTTGTAAGAAACCATTGTTGGTTTGTTTCCCGTACCCGTCTTAGGTTCTGATTTCTCGGCAGTTCTTTTTTGTTGACAAGCACTTTTCTTTTGTGAGTCAGTCATCTTAGACGCAACTCCTGCGGCTCTACATTTTGGATATCCTTTAGAAGATGCTTCAGGTCTACCACAAGGAGGGTGTCCACCACCCTCTTTTTTTCTACATATATTAACCCAAGGACCTTTCGGTTGTTTTGAACCTTTAGGTTTCTTTTTGGTTCCAAACCAAACGGCTAAATCTTCTTTTAATAAATCGACATCAGTGTTTTGAGTTATTTCTATCCAGCTCTCATTTACTTTTATAGGACCTGTTAAAATGTTACCATCGTCATCACTTTGTGTCGGATGTTTCTTAATATATGTAGATATCTTTCTTGCCATTTTTTCTTTTTTTTGTATATCCTTTTTAGGTGTACTCATTTTACCATCATAACTGTCATACGCTAATTCCGCACTATCATATTCAGAAGTGGGTATGTGAAATGGTTGCATCTGTTGTTTATTAAACAATCTTTCTCCGGACACTAATGGTATGTTAGAATACTTTCCTGATGATGATGAAACAGTCGCCTCATTTATTTTTTTATCTTTATTTGTCATAAAGGATTTTTTTCTTTATTATTATAAATATCTTTTTAATTAAGTTTTATATGATTTACGAAAATTTTGTTTGGACACCTGAATTGAGAAAAGAATTTTCTAAAGTGGTTTTAGATAATAATCACTGTATAGAAAATTTAGAAGAAGCGACACACAATTTCATTAAAGAAAAATTTTTTAAAAAAAATGGAGGAGAAAGAATTATTAGCAATATTGTTCGGGAGATTGGAAATCTCAACTGAGGAGCAATTAGAAACTATTTTACAGACTATGAATACTGAGGTTGCAACAGTATTTTTAATTCATGCGACTAAGTACGCCTATGAAAGAGGTATTTATAACATCGGTGAAACAGAAGTGATATCCAAATGTATTAGAACACTTTCTAAGTAATTTAGTTATTTAAACCGTTGAATCCTCCTAACGCAACTGTGTTATTCTGAACAATAGCCCTATTTTGACCATTTGTGTAAATAGCTTGATTGAACGTACTTGAACTAAACACACCTGTATCGCAATCTTTGCAATTTCTCGATGTGACACCACCTGAATTGGCGGGTGTGGTACATGTTGTGCAGTTGGTATATGGACCAAATGCGATATTTGCAGTTTGAGCACTTACAGTAGTTGCCGTTGAAATTCCGGTTATATTAACACATAATCCTGTATCGAATTGATATGCCCTTGGTGTTGGTTGTCCTGCAGTCAATGCATCGTCCGCGACAAAAACTATTGTTGTATTTGGACCGCATGTTGAGCCCGTCATTACTCTAAGTGCCATAATGTTTACTTTTTATATAAATATCTTAATAACCTAAAAAAACAAAAAAAGGGACAATTTCTTGTCCCTTTTCGTTAATATTAATTAATTGATTATCTCAATTCATTCAAGTCAAACGTTCTAACGCCATCTACGGTAATTCTTCCGTAAAATCTGTTGTTCACCATTTTTTTCGCGTATCTTGTCATAATCCCTTTAATTGGTGTGAAGTTAAACGGATTGTACATAGTTGGAGTCAACTGTAGAGGTACATACGGTGCGTAAATGTATCCTGTGTCAAGTAACGAAGTACCTTTGTGACCAATTAACACTGTGTTAGCAGGGAAGTAAGGGTCACGGTATACTTGATAACGACCTGATAGAGTACCTACTCTTTCAATACCCATGTTATATTGGTCTTGTTCAGGAGACGCATTTGATACGTGGAAGTATTCCAAGTCATCAAAAATCGCAGAAATCTCAGAAGAAACAATAATCCAATTAGCACCACCACGAAGAGTTGACTTGTGGATTTGTGCCGAAATTTGATTGATTGCGGTAATCAAAGTTTGATTCCAGTCTTTCTGAGTATATGGAGTAGTTCCTGAAGACAGTCTCTTCCAACCGTTGTAATCCCAACGTAGGTTCCAAGCCGCACCTTTACGTAAGTCACGTAAAATCTCACGGTCAATTTCTGCAGCAACTTGTTCTGACAATAAAGCCGTTAATTCGGCCTCAGCATCAATATTATGGAATGCTGCAACGTCTTGTGCAAGTTCAGGTGACCATTGTGCTCTTAGTTTTCTTTCAGTTACAGAAACCGTTACTGACTCAAGGTCGAACGATACCTCACCGATTTTATCTTCGAACTCAAGTTCTTCATAACGTCTGAAGGCCGCTTTGATTGCCGTCGCTTCTCCAGTACCTGACCAAGCAGCGGTTGTAATTGTAGCTCCTGAATACCCATCAGGTGTTGACTGACTACAAGAAATACAAACCGGAACTTGAGCATCAACTTCCAAATAAATAACACCTGTTTGGTCACAAATATTATCGAAATAAGCACCGTTACCGGTTGAACCAAATGAAGTTAATTGTTGTGAGTAGGTTGGTGCAACAATACCTTTACCGTATTTTTGAGTTACAACTCTAAATAACAATGGTGTGTATGTAGTAGTCGCAAGTTGAGTTGCAACTGTAGCATCCGCAGTGTAAAGAACTAAATTCGACAAGAATGATTCTGTATCGATTTCTTGACCATCGGGTGCTAACAATTTACCAACACCTAGATTTGTAAAACCTGAAAGTGCTACAATAATTTTTCTATATTCACCTGAAGTGTATGCTGATGTAATTAAAACACCATTACTCCAAAGTTGTGTAGGAGTGTTTGCTGTAATAGTCACAAAACGACCTTTTGAGTAATCAAATAAACCACCCGGATTCAAACCTGGTTCTGTTCCTTCATAAAACAAATCGTAAAGACTTTTTTGTGCAGTACCGAAAGGTTGACCTGTACCTGAATTGTAACCTGCGTTAGGGTCACCAGGATAATTACCAGGAGAACCTACAGGTGCATAATGGTCACCTGATGTAATGTTTACGTTGTTAACAACTGAACCACCTGAGTAACCTTGAATTTTAGGTACGAAATAGAACAATTTACCGATTGGTAAGTTCATTGCCTGAACAGATACGATTTCGTTAGCCAACAATTTAGAGAATACACGTCTAACGATTGGGAATACAACAGTTTCGAATGAACCTGAAGATGAGTCAGATGTTGCTTCGTTAATCAAATGTGACGCTTGGTTTTCATACAACTGCGCAACATTTTCTTTTAGGTGGCCTTTAAGACCTTCTAGGAACCCTAATTTGTCCCATTTGTTGATAGTATCTTCTTTGATAACTTTAAGGTGCTTAAGACCGATGTTACCAACAAGACCTGATTCTAATAATGCTCCCATTTTTGGAAATATTTTTTAAGTTTATTTTTTATTTTATAATCTTACTCATAATATCTTTCATTCTTAAGAATTGAGGATTCTCATAAGTTTTAGATTCGATTAATGTCGATGCTGAACCAGAAGACGGAGTCTTTTCGATTTTTTCTCCAATCGATTCTGTAATCGACGTTTTGTTTGTTGATGTTAATTCACTTTTGATAGTACGATAAAGATTTTTAGATTCTTTAATAGATTCTACACCATCAAATCTTCTCAAGATGTTAATTTTTTCTTGTTTAGATGTTGAATGTTCAGTAAACAACCTTGTTGCGTATGCTAAGTTTGAATTAAAAACCGCAACTTCATTAAGTTTATCTCTGAACACATTTAGTGCTTTACGATATTCTTCGTTTTTCTCTCTAAGAATTTGAATTTGTTCTAAATTTCTTTCGCGACTTTCAAACGTAAGGTTTCTGTTTGGTGTAATCCCTTTTCTCAAACCACGTCCGCTTTTTGACCCCATACCGTAAGTACGAGCCGCTTCTTTAGTTTCTTTCTTCTTGAAAGGCATCATTTCCTTCTTAACTGCGTCGGAAATATCTTTTTTACCTTCCTTGAATTCGAATTTAGGTTTACCCATTCCAACACCTCTTGTACCTTTTTTCATGTTTTCGTTAAATCCGCCTGAAGATTTTTTGTATGAAAATTTAGGTTTGCCAATTTTAGCACCCTTACCGATTTTTGGTTTAGTAGATTCCATTTGGATATCGTCTTCATCCATCATGTCATCCTCGTCCATCATATCGTCTTCATCCATCATATCATCTTCATCCATTTCAATTTCGTAAACAACTTCCTCCATATCAGATTCTTTCATAGAACCAACTTTTTTTGAAAATACTGAATCTATAATAGAATTAACATCCATGTTATCAAGGTCCATATCCATTTCCATCTTACCAGAGTCCATTTCCATGTCGTAGTCTTTTTCCATTTCCATGTCGTAGTCTTTTTCCATTTCCATGTCGTAGTCTTCTTCCATTTCGTCATAAGACTCTTCAATTTCCATGTCGTAGTCTTCTTCCATTTCGTCATAAGACTCTTCCATTTCATCGTAAGATTCCATAAACTCATCACCTTCAGTGGATTCCATTTGAATCATGTACTCTTTATCTGTGTTGTCGTCTTTTAAATTAATCATGTTATCGTCTTTTTTTACTGTTATACCGTCCTCAGCATCCATTGCCAAAAAAACCTTTAATAGGTCATCATCAGAAATATCAGAACCTGATAAATCAATAACATCATCGTCAGACATTTCGGTATCACTCATATCAGAATCCATATCCATATCCATTTCATCAGAATCCATGTCTATATCCATATCCTCTTCATCAGAATCCATATCAATATCCTCTTCATCAGAATCCATGTCCATGTCCATTTCATCATCTGCTCCAATCTCCTCGTCATCATCACCTTGTTCTGACACGATAGATTCTTTTACTAATTCTTTGATTTCTTGCTTCATTGTAGATGCAAGTATTCCTTTTGCATTCTCGGCTACCGCTTCTTCTAAATTCTTCATTTGAATAAGAGCGTCCTCAACCAAATTTTTTTCTTTTGCCATTTTTTAAATGTATATTTTTTCATATAAATATTGTCACATACGTAAAAAATTCATTTTCTGTGATTTTGATTTAAAAAAAAATTAAATAAATAAAAAAAGGGAACCCGATTGGATTCCCCTTTTATTAAGTTTTTTAAGAAAAAAATTTACAATACTTCTATAACTTCATCAATTTTACTTTCCGCAATTGACGTGATTCTCCAATCCCAAGTTAATTCACTATACCTTTTTGTAATCTTAGCCTCAACATCTGTTGGGTTATATGCTTTTACAAGTTTTTCTTCTTTTACCTTTTTTACTTTACCAGTTTCTTCATCAGGAAATTCGTAGTAAAGTTTTGCAATGAAATATTTTTCGTTCATAGTTTTATTTTTTATAAAATATCATCAAAACATTTTATAAAATCAAGGATTACTTATTGAGATAAGTGTTTAATCGTTTCATTAGGTCTAAAGAATTGTTTGCTTCAGGTCCTACGTGACGTTCTCTCTGTGTTTTATTCTCTTCCTCCAAGTTCTCTTCAAAATTACCCCTTTCTTCAGGACTAGAAAAAAGATATGCACCAGGCGTTGATGGTGAAGATACTAAGTCAAAACAAATTAATTCAAAATCGTCCTGAACTTCATTTTGTTCTCCTATCTTTTTAAGGGAACCAACACCTCTTGATGAAATACCTAAAGTAACTCCTTGTCTTAAATAGTTCGCCGCCAAATCTCCTTTTGTAGAACAGATTCCTCTTTCGTGGAATCCAGGTGACGTTAACAATCTTAATTTACCCATCAATATTATTCCATCCCACCATACTCAGTAATGATGTGAGAAACTCTA